GACGCGGTCGTGAACGTGACGGCATTCTCGCCCTTGTCGCTCGCTTCCGTCTGCGGGGATCCGATGGCCATCGCTGCGTTGACCTTCACGAAGTCGATCACCTGCATGTTGGTCGGTCGCGTGGCCAGCACGTTGCGGATCTTCAGGACCTGCCGCGCTTCCTGGACAATGCCGGGAATCCGGTCGATCTGCAATACGCCGGAAGTGGAAGCGCCGACCGCAGTGCTGGTGATGGTGGTCTTGCGCTCGAACATCTCCATCATGCGCTTGGACGACAGCGGAATCACGGCGGTGCCGCGCTGCTTGTCGTTCATGATGCGCGCCAGTCCGTCGTTCTCCTTCAGCTCGTCGACGAAGGACTTCGATCCTTCATCGGAGCCAGCGTGGCGCGTCTTCAGTTGCGTGTCGATGGCGTCGGTCTGCGTCTGAAGAGACTGCAACTTAGTGCGGATGTCCTCCAGGCTGGTTTTCGTCTCGTTGGTAACGCGGCCGAACTGCTCAATGTCGGCTTGCGCCTTGGTGAGGAACTGTGCCTGCTTGTCGGACAGTTCCTTGATCAGGTCTTTCATTTCCATGATTCGTAGAGTCCTTTCAATTCGTTGATCGCTTGAACTGCCGAGTGGTCAACCGGCTCGGACTTATCGTCTTCGCTGCCCGCGGCTCCGGTGTCGGAAGTGGCTTCGTCGCCGGCTTCCTGCGTCCAGAGTGCCTTCAGCATTTCGCCAGCCTCGGCGATAAGGGAGTGACCCTCCATCATCTTGGCGTGGCAGGATTGCATTGCCTTTTGAGTCGCCGAACTGATCGTCCGGCCTTCCTTAGTTTCGAGCCTTCCGCGGCTCATGTAGTACCAGCGGCCCTCGTTCTCCGCGAGGAGTTCCAGGTACGCCGGCAGGTAGTTCGCGTACTCTGCGGCGAACTGCTCAATGACGGTCGCCGAAAGCGTCGCCTTGTCCGCCGTCTCCAGGTCGGACCGGATGATTTCCTGCAAGGCGTTCTGCAGGGCGGCCATCATCTGCCAGAAGGCCGCGTACAGGCGCACCTCGGTCAATTCCTCGTTGAAGTCGCATGGCTCGTCTCCGCCGGCCGATTTTACCGACGTGATCAGCGCCATCTGGTTCATCGGAAACGTCACGATGGAGCCCTCGAAGAGTCGGACCTCCTTCAGGTGCCGGACTCCATCCTCGATGGAATCCTTGATGGTCTTGAACCCGATAGACAGGCCCTTCACGATGCCGGCCTTGATGAGCTTGTACGCCTTTTGGGCCTCGGGCAGGTCCATCAAGAGTTGCCCTTTAACGCGCAGTGCGTCGGTCCCATCTGTCAATGCAAGTTTTCCAATGGGCTCGTCCGACTTGTGCTGCCAGAGCAGCGGGATCTCGTTGCCATTCTCGCGGATGGTCTTCGTGAAGGCGCCAGCTTCGACGCAGTCGCTGCCCTCGTCGACGTTGCCGTAGACGGAGAGTTTGCCCTCGAAGGATCCGGCTTCCGACAGGTCCTTGACCTCGATACGGAACTCCGAACGCTTGCGCTCCATGCGCGCGGACTTGCCAGAGTCCTCATCGGACACGTCGATGCCGTACTGCTTGCACAGCCGCTTCAACTTCGTCCAGGCCTTTTCTTTGTCGGCATCCGATACGCCGGTCAACTGGCCGAACCGGGCGATGGCGTTGCGCAGGTGGGACTTTGTCTTCTCGTCCGTGGAGAACTTCCACGGAAGCTTCCAAGTGCTCGTGTCTTCCGCGTCGCCGACGATCAGGAAACAGGCGGCAGTGAGATCCTCGCCGTCGACTCGCTTTGTTTTGTCCGCCATGATTACTTGACCTCCGGCAGTTGAATGTATCCTTGCAGGTAGTTGCCTTCGCCCATTTGGGCGATCAGATAAAGTTGCCCTTCGAGGTAGGCCGCGTGTTCATTCTCGTCGGCCAGGATCTCCTGGAAGATCCCAAAACTCGTGTAGTCTGCATCGGCCAGGCACTGGAGGCACGCTTCCGTGTAGAGCGTCACCGCCTGCGTCTCGAGCGCGAGTTGATGGCGCAGCAGTTCAGTGATCGAACCGAAGGCGAGCGTGGACGGCGGCGAAGCGACCGCGTGCGTGAAGAACTGCTCGAGCCGCTCCGAGAACTTCTGGAAGTGTTCCGCCTCTTCGCTTGCGCGCGCCCGGAAGAAACCAGCCAATCCACCGAGCCCGACGCGCTCCATCCACTCGGCGTCCGAGGTGTACTGGCTGCGGGCCTGCGACTCCGCAGATACGGCCCGCTGCAACAACGCGATGATGGCTGACTTTCCTTCCATATCAAATTACCGTGTGGTCTCCAGATACTCAATGACTTCCTTCACGAACCGCTTTTGCTCGTCCTTATGCCAGCCGAAGTCGCCTTCCCAATCGTGTTCCTTGAAGAACTTCAGCATCTCTTTCCGTGAGCACCACTTGATGCTCGTATCGAGCTGCTGGATCAGTTCAGCGAGATCGGAGTAGGTCGAACAATCCTGAAGGGCATCACAGACAGAACAGGAACCCCAGCCGAAAGTCAGATATCCTAAACCGCTCCCGGTATCGGCGTACAAAATCCGGGCGTCGCCCAGATAGGCGTCATCGTCCACCCGAACAACTACCGTACCAAAGTGGTCAATGATCGGATCGTAATCGTAGGGTGACGGAAACTCATCATGCCCCAAACGTTGGTCATCTTCTGTCGGCGGGTAAAGTTTCTTTGCGATTTCAACGTAGCGCGCATGCGTCTCGTCTAACACTGTGTGATCCGAATAGCACATAACTTACTCAGAATAACGGAGCCTCGTCGGTCGGATTCACCGGAACCCGCGCCGGGTTTTGATCCGTGATGCCGATGGACTGCATGTTGACCTGGATGTGATGCGTGTCGCCGCCAGGGATCGGGTTCAGGTCCTCCAGGTCGCGCACCTCATTGATCGACAGATGACCATTCTGCAAAGCGCTGGAATATCCCTGCATCCGGCTCATGAAGTCACCTCGCAGCAGGCCGTTGATGTTGTGCCGGAAGTAGTAACCCTGCGTCTTTTCCTCGGGCGTCAGCACGCATCGCCACAGCGCCTGCTCCCACCGCGTCATCCACGCCGTCAGGGTGAACTTCGCGAACTGAAGCGTCAGATTCTCAACGTTTCCGAGATTCGCCCGGCTCAAATCTCCGACCAAGTGCGGAGGAATCAGGAACCACCGGCAGATTTCAGGCACGCCGAACTGACGGGTCTCCAGCAACTGGGAGTCGGCTGCACTCAGCCCGATCTTGCTGTATTTGATGCCGCCTTCCAGAATTGGCGCCCGGTGTGGTTCTGAGTAGGTCTTCTCCCAATCGGCGCGGAACTTCTCAAAGGCGCCGTCATCCTTAAACCGCGACGGATGCTCCAGTAGGTACGGGACACGGCCACCATTCGCGAAGAAACGCGCCACGTTGCGTTCCGTGGCGAGCGCCGTACCGAATGACTGACGCGCCATCGTGAGCACGCTGTAGCCGCGGGATCCGTCGTAGCCAAGTCCACGCACGTGGAGAATGTCGTGCGGCTTGCCAGGCGTCACCGTGTACGTCTTATCGGGAGAGTGCCCGTCCTTCACGATGTACACTTGCCGGCGACGCCCTTCCTTCTCGCGGTCCACGATCACCCAGTTCGGAAGGATTGGCTCCAGGCCTATGGCTACGCCGGTGCCCGAACGCCGATTGATCTTGCAGAATGCGTTACCCTGCAGCGTTACGTGTCCAGTCTCCTGCTCGCGCAGCTCCATCGCCGTCTGATCTTCATTTGGCGCGTTGGTCAGCGCCGTATACATCGGGTGCTCGAAGGCGATGCGCTTTTCCGCATCCTTCTGCTGCATCATCGCCAGCGGCATGAACCCGATAGGCTCGCAGATCATGCGATTGCAGGCCCACACCACCGAGTGGTTCAGCGCGGTTTCGAGGCTGACCGGCTCGCCGGACCACGCCGGCATCCCGCCCGACAGAATGGACCAGATGCCGGGGTATCCGTTGCGCGCGTACCAGCCGACATTGACGAGATCGAAGGCGATGCCGCCGGCCGTCGCCTTCGATTCCAGATCAAGCGACACGGGACGATCACCAAATCCAGACATTACGGATTTAACGGCCTCGCGCAAAGCCGGGAAGATCACGCGCCCACGCTCCTGACTCCGACAGCGTCTTCCTGCTCTTGACCGGTCAAAGCACCCCACAGCCCGGTGATCGCGGCCGATATCACGTCGATGCGCTTCGAGGTCTTGCCGCGCTCGGGCTTCGCCGGTTGCACGTTATCGCGCCCGTCTCCCTGGAGCGCCAAGCAGGAGGCGTGCCAGTTCGCCACCGGGTTATTGCCATGCCGGATGCTTCCCGTCTGGTACATCTCCAGCAGTTTTTTCGTCGGCTCCGACAAGCAGGCGTAGTTCTGCTTCACTTCGGCGCAGGGAATGCCCTCATCGATCAGCGTCGAGGCCGCCACGCGAAAGTTCAGCTTGTCGTAGCAGACGTTCCGCAATTCGAACATCTCGGACGCCCACCGGATCTTGTCCATGACGGACCGCGTATCGATGCTGTTGCCCGGGGTTGCAATGACGAAACCCTGCTCGGCCCACTTGGACAACTCGCCGCGCTTGGTCACGCGCTCCAACTCGCGTAGGCGGTCTTTCGGAGCCCAGCAGAACGACAACAGGGACCATGGCGCGTCTTCGGCTGCCGGAGGGAACCACAGGGCAAGGCCGGTGAGATCGATGGACCAAGACGCATCAACGCCTGCGTAGCACGGGCGGTCGATCAATCCCCACTTGCGGATGAGCAGGTCTACGTCGTAGTCCGGCCACTGGCGCAGGTCCACGCCACCATCGCATTCACGCCAACGGTTCATGTCGATGGCATTCTCGTGGACGCTCGACACCTTGACGTTCAGGTGATAGCGCAAGTACTCGGCTTTCTTGGCCGGATTCGAAAGCGCCTTATCCAACTCCTCGACGATCTTCTCGTCCTTCAGGAACCCACCGTTATCCTCGTGGCTCGGGTTCGCCGCCACGCGGGCCTCGCGCGACTTCCAGTACTCGGACTCCTGTTCCAGCCGCTTCTCGTCAGCCGCCCAGATGAACACGCACAGGCGCTTCGCCTCGACCTCGCCGCGCATCTTCTGCGTCGCCAGGTCGTGCTCATCAATCCAGATCGGAGACTCCCCTTCCGCACCGGCCGTCGTGATCTGCATCGTCAGCGGCTCCGGCTGCGAGATGGTCCCCTTCGTCATGACCGAATAAAGCGTGTGCGCCTTCGCCGT